TGACGTGGCTTTAATTGTGGTTAGCATTTTTTGTAGTTTATTTATAGCTTTTGAACTATAATTGGAATTCCTCAATTTTATCTCAATGTTAGTTCAAGGCTGTCTCAGATCTGTCTCCTTCATTATTATATATGGCTAAGAGATATGCATCAAGAAAGAGAGTTTATCGTCGAAAAGCGCGGAAACCTATTAAAAGGTTTCGTCGATATCGTGTTAAAGCACGTTCGACAGCTAAACGTTATTACAGGCTTAAGAGGGCTGCTAGGAATTATTCGAAAGTCAAGAAGATTAGAAGGGCTAAAAGGCAATATAAAACGATTTCTGGCAAAGGTGTTAAGAATAAATTGGCTAAGCTCACAATATCAGAATTTATTCAATTGCCTTATTATGATCTTATTAGACTTGCTTCTATGGTTTGTAGTAAAGTTACTCCAGTTGGTTACCATCTTCCTGAGCAAGATGTTAAAAATTTCCACGATTTTTATATGTTCAAGTTTCTTTACAAACTGGGTGCTATATTACCTGAGAAGCTTTTTACTGCTTCTAATCCTTTTGTTGTTGGATCTGATAATCCTTTTCCTCCTTATTTGTATGGCTATAATCCCATACTTACGCCGGTTACCTGCGGTCAAAAAATGCAAATTTATGCGTCACTTTATTCCAAATTTAAATATGTTGGTATCAAAGTTTCATGGCATCCAAGGAATAGAGCAGTTTCATCATATCTTCCTTCTGAATTCAAATTAAAGTATGATGGTGATGTTTTGTCTATGGCTTCTCTTACAACAGACCCAACTTCAGATGGTGTACCATCAACAATAGCACAGGGAAATGCAATGTTTACTCCTAAGGAACGTTTAAATCAGACAGTAGAGTTGACTAAAACAGAAGCCAGTGTATCAGGAAATTATTACATGCATGTTTATTTTGGAAAACAGATTGAATCATCAAAGACATGGGATTTACCGTATTTCCAATGGATTAAACAACAAAATCAAGGATATTATCAACGGGTTAGCAATATGGATAATGATTCTAATAAAGGAAGGGTTAAAGCTGCTCCTTATTATGATTATAATACACTTCTTCCATGTATTGAAAGCAATTCAAAGTTACATAAAGTATATGATATGTCAAAGCCTTTTTCATTCTTTGTTAGGCCAATGGTTATTGATTCATCTACAGTGAAGGAGGCTAATGAGGGTGCTGCATCTAATATTGAAGTTGTAAGTAATGTTCATAAGTTTGAAACATTAACTAAAGGGCTTAAACATCTTGGTTATCGTTCATTTGATCATGCATTAGTACCACCAACAGTAGAAATACCACAAGATAATCAACAACTTGATGATGCTATGATGAATAGATGGGCTATTAATTCAGATGATGATAACTTTTTCAATCCTACTATGTTTTGGTATTGTTTTACAACATCAGATTCACCACCAAATAGTAGTTATTCTAATAATACACCATATCAATCATTACCTTATTCATTTTATAATTCACAGATATCTCCAAATACTCCAAATGCAAAAGCTAGAGCAGAGTTGTCAGCACATTTTGGAACGTATAATGATGCTCTTAATCAATATGGTTATTTTGATGTAACGTTCTATACCAAATGGAAGGGAGAGAGGCCTTTGGTCTCGAAATCTTCCTATACTGGTATAGTACCATCAGAAACAGGTGTTACTGGTTTATCAACAATTATTTCTAATTAACTTCTTTCTCTATTAACTCTCTTTCTTATTTTCTTTTTGATAAAACTTTTTCTTTTAAAAATTGAATTAAAAAATGGTAAGTCGGCCTTACTTTAATTCGGACGACGAAGCTTTTTCGTTGTCACTTGTGAAACGATGAAATTTTAGTTGGCTTGTAACAACGGTAAAAGAATAGTGGCATACAAAAAGGAAATATTTATTACTACAATAAAAATTTATTACTACAATAAAAAATTAATTAAAAGAACTAAATGAATTAGTTATCATCAGCTTGTTTAGCTTTCCAATTTTCTATTGTTAGCTCCATTTCTTCTTTATCTCCTAAGCTTAAGGGGAATTCGTAAACTTGTTCTTTCTCTTCCCAAGTGAGTCTTCTATTGAGTTGCTCTTGCCTATCCCATTGCTGTTCTTCTCCTTGCTTGTTATACCATTTGAAGCATTCTTCAGGCTGGACTGGGCAAGTGATGATTATTATCTTTGGTTCCCATTTTACGAACCCTCCCTTTATTTGCACAATGAGGGGATATCTGTCGAGTAAGCGTAACAAGAATGCCCATGTAGGCAATATATCTCTTCTTAAATCATCAAAGACAGCTATTTCTTGTCCACAATAGCCATCAAACCATTTCAGGCTATCGTTCGAGATCCATATTCTTGCTTTTAATTGTTCTGCAATTTCTACCGCTTTGCGTGTTTTGCCACTTCCGGTGTTTCCATAAAACCACATTATGAGTGGTGGTGTTCTTTTAATCATGGTGGGTTCTAATTGTACTTTTATAGCCCTTATTTTTGCTGCTCTGATAAGATCTATGGGACCTATGTTTCCCTTTTCGTATTCTTCAAAAATGTCTCCGTTCATGAGTAGCTTATTTCTTTTAATTCTTTCATTATTCTTTTTTCCATAATCTACTTTGAAATAATTTAAATCTGATTGCCAGTATTTTCCGTCTTTGATTACGTACTCGTAGGCTTTCTGTGCATTTCCTCTTACAGCTTCTATATTGGGATGTATCATGAGATAATCAAAGTAGTCCAACTTTCTGCTGTACAAATTATCCTTGAGAATTACCAAAGCATGGTAATGTTTCATACCAGTAGTGGGTGCAGTTTCTTCACTTACGACTACAAATTCCATTTTCTCTGATGTTAAATTAATTAAATGCTCTGATAGGTCTAATGCTGATGGTATTTTCTCTTCTACGTCATTGTATGTTAATAGGAAGCGCTTAGCGTTAAGGAGTTTGCAGGATGAATGACTTAACATTGTAATAGATTTATCCGTGCAAACGTGCACTTATATATACGTATAATGACGTGGCTTTAATTGTGGTTAGCATTTTTTGTAGTTTATTTATAGCTTTTGAA